ACTACCGATCTGGTTTGCGTCTACCGAAACAAGCCTTGCATCATGGACTTTAAACAAAGTGTGAAGCCCAAAAAACGCGAGTGGATTGACGATTACTTTCACCAGCTTGGGGCGTATGCCCTGGCGCATGACATTGTGCACGGGACCAACATCGATTACGGCGTGATCCTCATGGCAAACCAGGACGGTACGACCGTGGAGTATTCCACTGCCGGGTCGGAGTTTGTGCGGTACAAGGATGAATGGTTAAAGCGTGTAGAGCAATACCATTTGACCTAGTCTTTGCCCAGCTTTTTCTCAAGCTCTTTTATAAGCTTTTCAATCCTGGCTTCGTTGCGCTCTGTTCGTTTTTGTGCGGTCAAGCTGTCAAAGTACATGCTGGCCATCAAAGGCAACAGGAGACCGACCAAAAGCATCAACAATATAATGAGAACTATATTTCCCGACTGCGATGGATTAAATACATTAGCGCCCAAATCTCCAGAATCACGAACAGGGCCGCTCCGAATACCAGTGCTTCGTCCAATAGTTTGTCCAACCTCTTTTGACGTTGCCATTTTCTGTTCCGTTCCGCTATGATTTCCTGCTTAATTTCATCCTGGTGTTTTTTGGCCAACTTTGCATATTCTTGCTCATATCGGGACCAGACTGCACCTAATGCGGGGTCTGTGTGGTAGATCAAAAACTCCCGCAATTCAACGGCTTGTCTCTCAAGTTCAATCTGGTTAAAGACGTTCTCAAGTGCTTGTGCTTTAAGCGATTTTTCTTTTGGGGGCTCTAGCTCTTGGCGCTTTACTTCCTTCTTTACCTCTTCATGGGCTTCAAAGAATTGGCCAATAAATCCGGAGATTTCTTTTGTTATTTTGTAGAGGTCTGACCCCGTAGCCTTAGCGTCTTTATACAGCGAGATGCCTTGCTTGATGCCGGCAATTGCTGCTAGAGCTAAGGTTATGGGTTCAATTTTGTCCTCACTTTTTACACAAAGGGTCGAGTGCCGGTTTTGTCAATGATGAGCGCTTGCTTGCGTGGGGCTGCGACCGCTGTAGTTGGTACGCTGATATGCGTCCATCGATCGAACTCACGGATTATTTGGTCAAAAGGCAAATCCGCTGCAATCACTGCGCGCACTACAGCATCAGGAGTCATTCCGGGAACGCGAAAATCGCAGGCGGCCCCATGCCTATGTTGTGAAGTATTTTTTGATCCTACTGCAGTATTTACGGCTTCCGACCGGAACGCAGAGTTAACCATAATCGGCGCACCTCCAAGTACGGTTTTGACAGTTTCAAGGAACTCAGCCAGTCGGTAAAGGTTTTTAATTTCTGTTTCATTTGGTATGTTCTCCAGGTCACGGTGGTCCGTGTGTGTTAATTCTTCTAGGGTGAAATGTTCGGTAAGGTTCATTTTTTACTCAGCAATTCTGTTTTGGCCTGTGAGCCAGCGGATGATCCAAAATAATACGCGATTATCCCCGTCCAAGCCGTGCCGAGCGAACCCAGCATCATCAAAATGGCAGGGTTGCTGTCATCAATCTTGTTGAAGAACATCAACACCATGATCGAGAAGAACCCAATAGTCACAGCAGCCGCAAGCACGGGAGGCATCAGTGATTTTGTTGCTGCCTGCATGTCCCGCGCAGACTTCCTGTCCTCAACTTCCAGCTTTTCAAAGTTCAGGCCAAGCTCTTGCGCCTGTCTTTGCAACTCAATCTCAGCAATCTTGACTTGAGCAATCTGGTCTGCTGACAGCTTGTTACTGGAGATCAGGTCGCCCACCTTTTCAGGATCAACGCCGATAGCCTTAGAGATGGCCGACACAGCCATGCCAGCCAGTGGGCCACCCATCGCGGTGGCGATTGTGGGCGCAATTTGTTTTAGCCAGTCCATTGTTTATCTCCTTTGAAAATCACATTTTCCTGCACATTGTTCAAAAATCGTAAAAGCAAGGTAAGCAACAAATCCTATCAGGGCAAAAAGTACCAACCCAAGCAATACGATCTCAAGCGCTTCCCCTACTTCCTTTTTGTGCTTTGCCATTGCTTCTCGCTCTTTACGAGCGTCATGCGCTGCTTCAAGATCCATTGCCGCCGCTCGTTCTCGTATACGATTCCAGACGTCTACCTTCCCGGCCTGCATAAACAACAACTGCAGCTCGGCCTCAAACCTCTTTGCCTGGTCCAGGGCCATCTCGATTTGGATGGCAGTACCCATTGATGACTTGGACTTCTTTGCCTGTACCACAGCTTTTGTAGCGGTGCTTTTGGCATCAAAGTACTTGCCTAAAACGGGGCCCAGGGAGGATACGTCGTCGACAGTCTTGCTAACCTTTTTGATTAGCGCAACTGCTGCCTGTATACCTGCTAGAGCTGTTAAAGGGTCTATCATTTTTTACGCCATTCCAGGCACCATACATGTTTGCGGTCAGACGACCAAGTCCATTTGACGCACCTATATTCCTTGTCAGATTTTGACGCAAGTACAGAAGGCAACAGTAACAGCACTAAAATCAGGGCTTCTTTTTTCACACATTACCCAGTTCATGCCGCACCACTTTCAGGACCTTGCGCCACTAAAGCGCCAACACTATCCATTGGGAACAAAGCTTGAAAAGCTGCTTTGCTCGAACCCGACGCTGGTCCTTGACCAGAAACCCCTGCTGGAGATTTGGGCTTTTGTGGCGGGCTCATTCCAGGTACGCCGCCACGTGTTGACGGAGCAGGAGGCAGCATGTTGCGAAGCATCTTGCTTGACTCAGAACGAAACGGAATACGAGGCGGAGCTTTTTGTTGAATGACTGACTTAGTAAAGTCAGGCATAGGCACTTCAAAATAGTTTTCTGGCCGACGTGCCGGATCTCTGCCTTCGTCAAAGTTGGTGTAATTAATGCCAGCCGCAACCATGTAGCCGTTTAACGCACGGGCCATCTGAAATTTTTCTCGCTCAGATGTGCCGCGCTTAAGGAGCTGTGCTAACAACTGTGGATCTTTCGTGGCCTCTTCAATAATGCCTCGCATGAACAGAGTAGGCGTCTTGTCAAAGATGTCGCGCATGTACTTTGATCCAGCGCTGGCCGCGATCAATGACCCAGGGGCCATTGCGCCACCAATCTTGGATCCCATAACACGAAGCGCCAATTCTGTCACAGCGTCTCCGCCTTCAATTACTTCGTCCATGAGCTGGTTGTTTTTCATCGCAATTTCAATCTTCTCCATTGGAGCGATCAAACGGCGCAGGCTTTTACCCTCGCTAATAGACATGACGTTTTGGCTGCGCATGATCGAGAACAGCGAAGGCTGGCCAGGAGACAACGGCTCAAACAAAACCTTTTGAAAAGCAGCAGGGCTAAATCCACGCTCGCCACCCGCCTTGGTAAAGGCATAGTCAAACATGCTGGCTTTCAGGCCCGCAATAGCCTCTACGCCACCACGATCGGCCAGGCTGACCAAGCCTGCAAAGTTGCGGACAGGGTTCTTACTGTTTAATGCATCAGCAATGGCGTTGGTTGGATTCTCATACTGCACCACGCGTCCAAAGGCTGTTTGTTCCTTAATCACCTTAGTTAGGCGGCTGTTTTCAGCTTGCAGTCCACGGAATACATTCTCTGCTTTGGCAGCATCAGTCAGATCGTTAGTGATCTGTAAGCGGTCCAGCATTGGCTTGTTTTCATTGACAAACTTTGTCAGCATGCGTTCGTTGACGCGGCCAGTGACAGGATCAATTGATTTAGACGCAGCCAGGCGGTAAATACGTGTCTGCGCATCACGAATAGAGGCAACGTTTTGGTCAGCCAGTTCTGCCATTGGCTTTAGGGCCATGGCTTGCTGGCTCTTAGCGCCAAACTTCTTGACGGCGTCGTCGTACTGAGTACGCATCATGCCAACAGCGCTTTCAATGTCTTGCATACGCAAGGCAGTCAAATCGTTGTTGGCACCAAAAGCACGTTGAACCAAAATCTCAGGAGCATATTGCTGTACGCCACGGGAGGCAGTCTTGCTGACGTCGCCTGCAAAACTGCGGGTGAAGTAGTCATTCAATGTGCGTGAAAAGTCACGTGCCTTGTCGTAGTTGGGCAAATTCATGCCGTCCAAGTCACGGAGCACGCCGTCAGCCAGCTTGCTGTAAAAGCCAGCATTGGCTACTTCACCGCGCACAGAAGCATTACGTGCAAAGTCCAACAAGTCGCTGCGAATGTTGATTAGGTCTTCAACGTCAGTGCGGGCAAAGACGGATTCGCGTTTCGTGGTCCGTGGTCCAGACGCCTGGGTTAGATACTGAGATGGAACGACACCCGTATCAATAAACTCTTGCGTGCGACGTCCTGCCGCAAACTGGCTGATTGCATCCTGGGTCACGCCCAATCGGGTCATGATCTGACGTACTTCAGTAGGCAACGCGTTAAATCGCTCAGGAGACATGCTTGTTGCAATCTCTAAAGCAGAGCGGCCAGTGTTCTCTGGTACTACGTTCCGTGGGACCAGTGTGGTCTCGCCGTTAACTGTTTTGCGCTTGAGCGTGTCCCGGTATCCATCAAGCCACAATGCTTTTTCAAACAAGCGAGCATCGCGCAAGGCTTCTTCAGTAGTGCTTTGAACAATACGTCCAATTTCCACGCGAGCGGCAGGCGTGTCTTTTGAAATACGGGCTACCTTACCCGCAGCATCAATCTCTGCAGCTTGCACACGGCTGTCAAGCAGGTCAGTAAACATTCTCTGGCGCACTTGAGCAGCTTGTCGGAAAGCCTGTGGCGTTCCTATTGTGTTGAGGTTTTCAATCAAAAGCTCATAAGCACGAATGGACTCCGTGCCTTGACGACGAATCTCTGCTGCGTAGCGTGGATTGCTACGGGCAAGCGTTGTCTCCAGCACTCCCAAAGTAGCCGAACCCGTTTTTTGGGCTGCAGTTGTGTTTACATTGGGAGGCAGGTTGGCTTCAAGTTGACGAATTAACGCAGGAATATCTTCGCCTGTCTCCTCCAAAATA